AAGATGAGCTCCAAACCGTTCAAGAACTAACTAAACTTGCTCAAGTAGTGTTTAACAAGTATATTAGGTTACGCGACAAAGATAAACCTTGTGTAAGTTGCGATAAGCCGTTAGGAAGTAAATACGACGCAGGACATTATTTTAGTAGTGGTGTACATAAAGCCGTAACATTCGACGAAGATAACGTACACGGGCAATGTGTAATGTGTAATCAACATAAACACGGAAACTTATTGAACTATCAACTCGGAATTCAAAAGAGAATAGGCGAAGATCGTTTATCCAAACTAAATGAAAAAGCACACGAAACACGAAAATTTACACGGGACGAACTTAAAGAAATAATAGAAACCTATAAAAACAAAATAAAAACGTTATGAACGAATCAGTATTATTTAATTACCTAAAGGAAAACTATTTTCCAGACTTAGAACGAAGCACAAACCAATTTTCAAAGTGGGATTGTTATTCCCCAAGCACAAAAACACGGATTGAACTTAAATGCAGAAGAAGACATTACGCAAACTTAATTTTAGAAAAGATAAAGTACGTTGATATGATACAACGCTACGTAGAACAAGACGAAAAACCGATTTACATAAATTCAACTCCCAATGGAATCTTTGCGTTCGATTTACGTAACATAAAACCAAATTGGATAACCGATAACCGTATGCCACAAACAACGGACTTCGAAAATATAGCGCCTATCGAAAAGACGTACACGCTGATAAATATCGAAGAAGGAAAAAAAATCTAAAAAAATTTACCTAAACTTTATTTTGTAATATAAAAATCATTATATTTGTATGTAATTAAAAACAAAAAACGTTATGAAACATTTATTTAAGTCGTTGGCAGCCTTCCAACAAGAAGTACCAGTAATTCACAAAGGTACGCAAGGCTACGGGTATAGTTACGCAGATTTACCGAAGATTTTTGAAGTAGTTAATCCGTTACTAAAAAAACACGGATTAGGATTCACTCAGTTACTCGACACTAAAGAAGGAATAGATTATATTGCAACGGTTATTTTTCACGTTGAAAGTGGCGAAACGTTAGAATCAAAGGTAGCCATTCCGCAAGTAGAATTAAAAGGTATGAACGACTATCAAAGTTTCGGTAGCGGTGTTACTTACTTTCGTCGATACGCTTTAAGTTCTGCGCTTGGATTAGTTACTGATAAAGATACGGATGCTTCGGGCGAACAGATAAAGAAAAAACCTACTATAGATAACAAACGACTTGGTAAGGCTTTAGAAATGATCGCCGAAGGAAAATATACCAAGGAAGAACTAATCGAAAAGTTCGAATTAACTGAAGGTCAAACTAAATTACTTGAAAACGTATGAAAGTCCGATGTTCTCAAATTGGTAAGATAATGACTAACCCCCGTAAGTCGGGGGAAGTCCTATCGCAAACGGCTAAGTCCTACGTAGAAGAAATAGTATTAAAAGAAAAGTACGGAATCCGCAAAGAATTTAGTTCGCGTTACACGGATAAAGGAAACGAAGTTGAAGAAGAATCGATAGCGCTGGTTAACGATGTTTTGAATTTTAAGTTTATTTACAAGAACGACGAACATTTTACAAACGATTGGTTAACAGGAACTCCCGACGTAAACACGGACGAAGTTTTAATAGATGTTAAAAGTTCTTGGGATGCTTCAACATTCCCGTGGTTTGAAACGGAATTACCTAACAAAGATTACTATTATCAGTTGCAGGGTTATATGTGGTTAACGGGTAAAAATGAATCTATCTTGGCTTATTGTCTTATTGATACACCAGGTGAAATGGTAGAAGACGAAATTCGTAGAGCTCATTGGAAATTACATCTTATAGATGAATCGCAAGAACTACGCGAAGAAATCGAAACAAAGCATAAGTTTAGCCACATTCCTAAGAATCGCCGTGTAAAGTATTGGTTCGTACAAAAAGACGAACAAGTAATCGAGCAAATTAAAGAACGTGTCGAACTATGTAGAGAATACTATAACTTGTTAATGCAAACCTTATGAAGCAAAGAGTTATAGAAGTAATCTTAGATAAATACGAAAAAGCTATTGAAAGTTCGGTTTATTACAAAGAACGGGTAAATAGACACGAAGACCAACTAAGGAAGTTTAATAAAGAAATTCAACAACTAAAATCCGAAATATATTTTTATAAGGCTAAAATTGATGAATTAGAAAAAGAAAACAAATGAACATAACACACGAACAAGAACCAATTAAACACGAAGACACTATTTTAATTTCAGTTATGACTAAATACCACGAACGCAGTAAACGAGGGATAAAGAAATACGGAACTAATTTAGACCGTAAAGACGTTGATTTAATGGGTTGGCTTAATCACCTTCAAGAAGAACTTATGGATGCAACCTTGTACATTGAAAAACTTAAAAAGGAAATATGAAAGCAATAATTGAATTTAACCTACCCGACGAAGAAGCGGAATACTATTGCGCAACTAAAGGAAGCGCGATGTTAAACGTTCTTTGGGAAATGCAAGCGGAACTACGTAAGTTATGGAAATACGAAGAACTAAACGAAGACGAATTTAATATGGTTGAACGCATAAGAGAAACGTTTTTTAATAGCCTAAACGAACACGAAATAAATTTAAATAAATAACAAATGGAAACAAAAGTAAACACTGGTGCAATTTTTAAAAATGACAAGAAACAAGGTAACCAACCCGACTACCGAGGAAAAGTAAACGTAAACGGAAAAGAAATGGAGATAGCCTTATGGCTTAAAGAATCTTCGAAAGGAACTAAATACTTTTCGTGTTCATTTAGTGAGCCTTATGTGAACGAATCCCCGAAACAAGTCCACACTCAAATAATTGAAAAAGACGATTTACCCTTTTAGTTATGTTTATAGACGACTACTCCTTACGAGGTTACTTACGTAAGATTCTCGAAACAAAAACACGGAATCAAATAGTAACCGAAATAAAAGAACGAGGACACAAAATGCACCAATACAATCTGGATCGTTTCTTACTTGGTAAACCCGTGAGTTTAGAAACTGCCAAGAAGTTAGACGCATTTGTTTATCGTTTTTACAATGGATTGCCCCCCGAATAAGGGGGTTTTTTTTTATGTTTTGTTGTGATCAAAAATTAATCATTATATTTGACAACAAACTAAGCGTATGGAATGGCTTAAAGACGTGGCAAAAGACCACAAAGAATGGGTAAAACTTGTTAAAAGTTTCGGCGAAGATTTATACGCTGAAGACCTTGTGCAAGAATGTTATCTAAGATTATACAAATACACGAAACCCGAAAACGTAATAACAAATGGTCAAATCAATAAAGGCTTTATGTATTTCACTTTACGTAATATGTATCTTTATGCTATTCGTAATAAAGGAAAGTTTGAGGGGTTTGATATTGAGGCTATACAAATAAAAGACGAACCAAGCCAATTAGATAAACACGAAGCCTACTTAAAGATATTGGGTAAGATAGAAAACGAAGTGGATTCTTGGCACTGGTACGATCAAAAATTATTTGAACTCTACCGAGACACGGATTTATCAATTCGGGATATAGCCGCAGAAACGAAAATAAGTTCAAGTAGTATTTTCAACACGCTAAAGAACTGCAAACAAAAAATAAGAATAGCCGTAGGGGAAGATTACACGGACTACAAAAACGAAGATTTTGAATTAATTAAATAAACAAGTTATGGCAAGACCAAGAAAAAAACAAGCGGAAGGATTAGGAGATACCGTTGAAAATATTTTAGAAGCTACAGGAATAGCAAAAGTTGCTAAATGGGTAATGGGTGAAGATTGCGGTTGCGAAGAACGTAAAGCAAAACTAAATGAACTTTGGCGTTACAAGAAGCCCGAATGTCTAACGGAAGAAGAATATTCTTACTTAGATGCGTTTTACAATCGTGGAAGAAGTAGTGTTACTCCAAGTGAGCAACGCGAGTTATTAAAGATTTACAATCGAGTTTTGCACGAAAGAATGCAACCAACTTCGTGTGGATCGTGTCTTCGCGAAATCGTAAATAAATTAAATCAACTTTACGCAGTATATAAAGCCGAACAAGATGCCAATACCACAACCGACAAGTAACGAAACCGAAAAGGAATTTATTCAACGTTGTATGGGGGATTCCAAAATGACCGAAGAATACGACGTAGACCAACGTTACGCAGTTTGTCAAGACGCATTCAAAACTAAATTAGCTGGGGAAAAGATTTCTTTTGACTTCGACGGAACTTTAAGCACAAAACGAGGTTACGAAAAAGCGAAACAACTAATTAACGAAGGCGCTGAAGTTTATATAATATCCGCACGTCAAAATAAAGAAGCGATGTTACCTAAAGCAAACGAATTAGGAATACCCGTAGGAAGGGTTTGCGCAATGGGTTCTAACGAAGATAAAATAGCAAAGGTAAAAGAACTCGGAATAGTTACTCACTACGATAACAACGTAGACGTAGTTAGAGCGTTAAGAGGAATAGGCGCAATT